TAATAGTGTGCTATTTACTTCTTCTTCAATTAGAGAAGTGACATATTTTAGTTCATTGTTATGTCGATATTTTTTCCGTTGTGTCACTGGTATAAATAGCAACTACATTCTAAAACTAGTGTTTGAGCAGTTGTTTAAGTTTTTTAGCATATGTATCAGTTCCCGCATGGCAAGGTTCGCAAAGCGTTCTACCGTTATTCACATCCCAAAGCTCCATACACTCCCTTGCCTGCTCCAAACTTATAATATTATTTTCATATATAATAACAGCAAATGGTTTAATGTGGTCAGCGTTAATGTTCCCAGCGCTCTTCGCTCCACATTTTTGACAGCAAAATTTATCTCTTTTGTATACCGACATTCTCCAAACGGAATACAAATCACAATTTCTTATTTGATTGTATAATGGGGTTATTCTATCATGTGGGTTTTTATATCGTGGGTGATTTTTTATATTGGAAAATCTTTTTTTGGCAGCTAATGACATTTTTCTTTTATGTTCTTCGCTTTTAGGTTTTCCGAGGAACCTTTGTCTTATTTTTTCTTTTGTTTCTTCTGTGTGTTTGCGGCCTATTCCTGCTTGTGAAAGTTTGTCTCTGGTTTCCTTACTCACTTTTCGGCCATACATCGGGTTGTTTTTACCAGAAACCCTCTTTGCCATATTCGGTCTTTTCTTACCCCAAAAATGGTGAAGTTTTCCAGAGCGTGCTTCACTTTTAGTGCGAATTTTTATATCATGCCTTTTTAACCAATTTCTGATGGTACTACTAGAGCAACCGCAAATTTTTGCTATGTCTGTTGAAGAATGTTTTCTAGTGATGTAGTATTCCCGTAACCAGGTTTTGTCTTTATATTTTTGGCTCATGTAACTAGGATAACTCAGTTGCACATCAGTGTATTTGGTATCAGTTAAGTACTAATATCCAAAACCATCTGTTTTACGTAATTCTTTATAATGCTTCTTGAGACTAGAGAGTACGATGCTCAATTGTTTAGAATTTAAGGCCGTTATTTCTCTTATATACAAAAGTACGGCTCGTTTCGATAGGAGGTCAATGTCATCCAAGTTCTCTATAATAATGTTGATGGCTTCCAATGTGTGTTTTTCATTGTCTGTTTTGACCCGAAGTTCAAGCTCTCCCACAACCGACCCCAATAAATGTTTCATGTCACGACTTGACATTATATCATCAAACCCTGGAATAAAGTTATTGCGTTCGATGGCTTCGATGTCTCCCATAGAGAGACCTTCTTGGTAATCCAAACTTATGTACTTTTTTGTCTTTTTAGAATTTTGTTTAGATTTGATGGTGAGCCAATTTTTTGCAACAACATTGAAATATGAAAAGGCTTTCGAGCCTTTCGTTACGTCAAATTTCGGCACCGCTGTATATAGAAACTCTAAACATTCAATTTTTAAATCTTGTTTTGTTTCATGCATTACTTTGAACCCATAAACATTTATTAGATTTTCGACTAGAGCATCAAACGCAGGGAGAATTTCTTTGACATATATAACCCCACGTGCTGCGTCTGTTTCAGATGCCTGATATCTGACAATTGCATCCTGTGTTTGCATTGTAAAATATTGGTTGGATTTTGTTCCAGGCTTTCTTCTTACTATTTTTTTTCTATTTGGCGGGCGGCCTATTCTTTTCCTGCTTATCTTAATAGGGTTTCCGTCTTCGTCTAATTTAACTCCACTAGCCCCAATTGGAACTCTGGTAATTTTTGGTGTATTTGTTACTTCTACTGTTTTAGTGTCTAACATCTAAAACCATACCTTCACGTTGTAATTCCTCCAATGGATTTGGTGTACCAGGAGGCTGGCCAGGAAGGCGTGGCATAGATAAACGCTGTTGTGCTTGGATATCCGTGAACTGCTCTTCTTCCCAAGTAGTTATGTATTTATGATTACTACGGGCAGTGAATTTGTGAATTATACCATTCATAATTCCTTTGCAGAGTTTAATATCTTCAAGTACGATCTGTACCGATTTCCTGACTTCTGGGCTATCAAAAAACATTTGCATGTCTAAAACTTTTGCAATAGAGTTTTCTACACTTGAAAGTCCTTCAAGTGCATCATCTAAATCGTCTTCAAATACCATAATTATTTTTGCAAATTTCCACAAAAAATACCCTGCAAAACATAGTGCAGTAGCTAATAGTAATATGAGACCTGTAAGAACAAACTCTAACATTAGATTATTTCTTTAAATGCTTCGTCATATTGTTTGCTGATAGCCGCAAAGCTGTAATTTTCTTGCAGCTTCTTCGCCAATTCCTTTGCCCATTCTTGGGGCACACCAGGACTACGGTAAAATTTATTTAGTTTTCTTTTTACATCTGTTTCGACTGGATTTGCCCACTGCATCTCCGGGAAGAAAATTTTGTTATCTACTCTTGTCTCATGAATTTTTGAAAGCTTATAATCTACTTTTACAAATTTCCCTAAATTCAAAAACTCTGTATGGGCACTCCAGTTTGTTGCAACTACCGGGAGGCCGCATGCGGCTGCCTCTAACAACGGCAGCCCAAATCCCTCACCCCTCGTAAGACTGACCAAAGCCTTTACTTTTGGATGCCTGTATAAACCAGCCACTTCATCATTTGTCATATCTCCATGAAGTAGATAAAACTTTGGGCCTGGTCCCTTTTTTGTTTCTAATAACACTTTAGAAAGAGTTGCTACAGTGTTGGCTCTGTCTAATTTTGAGTTTCGCCCGAAATTAGTCTTAATCAAAACCCCAACTTCTGGGTTGTCTTTGAACTCTTCTGACAGCCACTTGATTGTGTATACTAAATTTTTCCTATCATTCTCTGGGTTGTTTCCGCAAAATTGACCAAAAATCAAAAAGTTAAAATCAGTTTCAAGTTTAGATAAATCTACCAAAGAATTCATTCCGGTTTCTACGCTTTGGTCTGCAACGACATCGAGTGCTCCATCTAAGCAACTATCCGTAAATGCTTCTGGTAGCACCAAAATCCTAGTCGTACATTCACCAGAGTTGATAAACACACTTTTTACAAACTCTGACGGGACAACCACAAGGTCCATTTGGTTCACGCAGTTTACCCAGTCTGGAGAGCACCTATCTGTTTCTACAGCAGCGGTAATTCCAACATTGTAATCTGCCATAAAGGGGTTCCATTCATTTGGAAGCTGTAACTGCATTGAAACATCGTAGTGGTCTGAGGCAGTTGAATGTTGTATCATCCTGCCAACTAACCCGTCATACGTGTCTGTGTTCACAATCCATGGGGTTATACCCCACTTTAGGGGCTCGATAAAAAATTCTAGGTCGTCTCTATTGTCTAATTGTTCAAATAGCCAACGTGCGATTTGCCTAGAGTGTACGCCATAACCTGATTGTGTCAAAACGGGTGCTCTTAAAATAATTTTCTTCTTTTGATTTTCTTTTTTAATAAAAAGGTCATCTTCATCATTCTTAAGAAGATTATCAATATTTCCTAAATCTTTGATTTCATTTTTACCACTCATCGGCTTCTCCTGGCGTTTCCCTTTTTGGACTTACTTTTTCTTTTAACTTTTGTCTTTGTTCCAACCTTTTTGGGTTTTTCTACTGTAGTCTTTTTTATAGATACTTTTTGCTTCGGTGAAGAAGAGACACGCTTTTTACCAGTGCCTGTAGTTGTTGTGTTGTTTGTAGGCACGGATGCTGCTTCAGGATTTTCAGGGCTAAGCTCTCTCCCCAGTTGTGGCGTTAGTGACATTAACTCCCATCTATTTTTCTGTCCATTTTTTTGGAAATTATCAACACATGCAGAGAGTTTTTCATCCCATTTTTTAATCATGTCCTCGTATTTAAACTCAGTTTCAACGTATGCTTTACATTTTTCTCCCAAAGCTTTTCTTTCCTCGGGAGTATAATCATGCACAGTCATAAAAGCGTCTGCAAGATCCGCAGTGCTAGCATAATCTTCGTAAATATATGGAACAAGCTGTGAGCCAACCAAACATCGCTTCGCTGGTTCAATAGCTACTCCGTGGGTAGAGCCGTCTCTATAGTCTACCACCTTGCTTGTTTCTCCTCCAGTTTTAAGTGCAATGACCGGCTTTCCAACCTGCATTGAAATTAGTGTACTCAGTCCAAAACCCTCATTTTTAGCAACATTTACAGTAGTGTCTACTAAATTATAAAGCGTATTCATTTTATCAAATTGAAGTTTCTCAGTAGAGAACCAAACATTATTTTGTAGCCCAAGTCTTTCTGTTACTTGCAAAAGGTCTGGACCTTCTGGGTCTTTCGGGTCGGTGTGCATAATAAGTAGTGCTTTTCTATGCCCGTGTTTTTCTTCTAGGTTGTCCAAGAACAGTTTCCATGCGTCTAGTACATCAGCAGGTAGCTTTCTTGTGGCATTCCTATTTACCCATAGTGCCTTAAACCAGTCTGTTCGTGGACCAAAATTTTGTTCCATGAGATTTTTTCTTTCCGTGGGGTCTATTTCAAAATAAACATGTTTCGGAAATGTGTGTGGAATATATTCAGCAGTTTTTTCATAATGTGGTTTAAGAAGCTCATATGTTTTGTATGAAAGGCATGCTATCATGTCTGTCGAGTCATACCACGGCTTGTTATACGCTGGATATGGATCGTTGTCCCATACATGCCAATAGGCTATTGGGCAGAGTTGGTGAATTTCGTCCTCAATTTCCCATAACCAGATAAACTGTCTTGGATCGGTGAAGATAAGCAGTATATCAGGGTTCTCTGTTATCAAAAGTTGTCTAATCATGTCGTGATTTCCAAACCCATCAACTGGCTTTACAATGAAATCATCATTCACTTTAATTGTTCGATAGTCTTGGTGTTTGATCGCCCCACCAAGACAACGGAAAGAATACTTTCCTGTTTTTACTAACCCTTCGATGAGGAAGCGAGCCTGAATACCAACCCCGCTTGGGGCTAATGGGTGGTCACTTAACATTAGCACTTTTTTCTTTTTAACGGGTGTGATGAAAAGGTCATCATCTAGTAGGTCATTGTCTACAGTTAGTAAGTCTTCAGTCATTAATTTCTCCTATGAGATAGTTTATTTTTTCTACGTTGCTTAAAACATTCTATCAAATAAATGATAGGTTGTATTGGTTTATCACTTGAAAATATAATAATTTTTCCCAGGAATTACTTTTACATCTTCAATTTTTGCACCAAACTTTTTGGATAATAAGCCGACGTTAGTGGACTCTTTCATAAATGGAATGTG